GACATAAACGCAGGGCACGCGCACAGGGTTCATCTGTGACCCTATGATGACCTGGTCTGACCCGCTTAGATCGTAGTTATAAGACCCGGTCCCGTTGATCCCTTGGATGTCGGCCTTGATCTTGGTCAGTATCGATCGCGCTCGTGAGCCCATCACATCCCCACGATCGAGAGCTTCACAATCCTGCGGAGGTCGTCAGGCATGCGCTGACTGACCTCTCTAAGACCCGGACGGAGATAGGGACGCGCTGGGATGTCGACCTTAGACTTCAGAATGAACCACGCCTTCATAGTGGCCTGATTGATCAGCCTGACCCCCTTCTCATCCGCCCTCAAGAATAGCTGACCCTTAAAATCGAGCGGAGACGGCGCCCGCGCTACTCCTGCCGCAGTCTTGACCGGCTTCTGTGGGATGGCGAGCATGCGACCCTTGGCCCTTATCTCCCCTCCGAACTCGTGGATCTTGGCATAGCGTATAGGCTGGCCGCGCCTATCGAGCCCTCCAGCCTTGACGAATAGGCCGATACCCTCCGCCTCCGCGAGAGCCCCTCCAGAGATGGAGCCAAAGAGAGCCCCCGTCCGCTTGCGAAGACCGGAGGTTATATAGGCCTGCTTAGCCTGCGACTCTACGTCAGTCTTCAGCGCTTGCATCAGAGTGCGCAGGCGCTTCTCCAGGCCTCCGGCTCCCTCTTTGGCCAGGTCGTCGCTGAACTGCTGCAGTGTGCGGGACTTAGCCAATGAAGCCCCCGATCTCACCCGCGAATCGATAAGGGCTCAGCGCTGCCTTCACAGCCGGCAAGAGTGCAAGGTCTGCCACGGCCACAGAGCCACCCTGCTGGCTGACGTTAGAGAACCCGATATTGTCCCGGTTGCGGTACCAGTGCGAAACCTGGACGCCGCACGCGTGCACGATGGCGTCCGGGATGGACGTGAAGCCCGCAGTGTAGGTCACTTTGACAGAGCGGAAGCCCTTATCGAATGCGCCCTGGCTGGAGTCAGTGCCGAGGATGAGCAGGCCTAAGTCGCTGTCAAGCGTGTAGTCTGAAGCCGCGACAAGCGTGGAGGCTGGATAGAGACGGTCAGCGTCCACATAGACGCTTGTGATCGTGTTCGCTGGAATGATGCGAAGCTGGAGAACGTCAGTGCCATCGCCGTCGAAATAATGCGTGTATGTATTGTTCTCGAAGGTCGAGAGGTTCGAGTTCGTAGGGAACCCGCAGTAGCTGCTACCGATGCGGTCAAAGCGCAGGATCAAAGCGTCTAAGAGGCTGTCCTCGGTTGTCCCGGTGATCACCCTCAGATATTGCTTCATCTGTGCCGCTGTCGCTATCGCCATCGGTCGTGTCTTCGTCTTCGAGGTTAGAGCGCCTGAGAGGCGCCAGGATGGCCCGGTGGGCCTTAGGGGCAGGTATCCCACCTGCAAGGGGGATGGAGGCCCCCAGAGCCGACACAGGCCGGTCCTGGGGGCGTTCCTTCATTAGCTCACGATAGCCTGAAGGGAGACCGTCACAGTCCCCTTGACAGCCTTACCGCTTCCCGACTTGGCTACGTGCAGGTGGATCGTGTCCCCCTGCCCGAAGACCGCCGACGCCCCTGCTGCCGCATTGGTCAGCGCTTGCGCGGTGCCTGCGGTCAGTGCTCCGTCGTTAGTCGCAAAGCTGGAAACCGTGGTGGCTCCTTGCTTCAGTGCGATCGTCGCATAGTCGCCGGAGTCGGTTGCCACAGTCGTGCTCACGTTGATGTAGGCCTTCTTGAGCATCCATTCGCCGGCGCATGGCACGGTAAGGTAGTGGTTCTCAGCAGTGCCGGCAGTCCCCTGCGTTAGCTGCTCCATCATCACAATTGTCTCTTGTACTGACATGATAGTTGATTCCTTTTAGCTATTAGCTGGAGAGGTTGTACTCGTAGACGACGTCCTTGACAGTCGAAGAGCTGGACACAGCCTTAAACTGTCCACGCCAAGTGCAGACGACGTTGGTGACTCCGCGAGTAGCGTCCCGCTGAAGCTCCACACGACGACCGCGCCGGGTGAACATCTTGTGCCTTGATGCATTGAAGATGAGCGCACCGGTAGTCGATCCGCTTCCGGTGTAGAGTCCAGAGGCTGCGAGGTCTGCGGTGAGCATGTCGCTAAGCACCACCCGAGCGCCGCCGAGCTTGGCGATCTCTCCGTTAAGCACGCTGGCCTGCGGACCGTAGTTTGCTACTAGGGAGACCTGGTCGAGTCCAGCCACATTGGCGAGATAGCCTTCGGGGCTGATCATGTAAATCAGGTTTCCTTCAGTCCCGCCGATTCCGCGAGGCGTGGCAAGGTCTGCCAAGTCTGCGAGGAAGTTGGCATAGCTATAGGTCGAACGGTCAACGGTTGCGCTCTGGTCATATGCGCGAGCACGGAGGCCGAGCCAAGCGCGACGATGATCGATCGAGGTACCGAGACCAGAAGAGCCCCAGAGCCCGCGAGTGTCCCAAGAAGCGATCGTGTCCTGATGCGTGGCGGCGCTGTCGCCATTTACAATCGCGTCATCGATGCCATAGACGAGGGCTTCGATGCACTGCTCTCTAATCAGAGGGATCATGTCGAAGATCGCATCCTCGGCAGCGTCATCATCTACGACACAGCGAACGGCCATTCCCTTGGGTGCGATAGTGCGGGCTGCGGTGCCAAGGCTGGAGGCCTCGAACTGTGCAGGGTTATCGCTGGTCACGGTGCCCTTGAGGTATGGGCGGAGACCGTTGCTAATGACGGGCATCGTCTGAGAGTTTGAAGAGACGGCGATCTCATCGAAGAGGCTCATGACCTGTCCGCGAATGATGACATCCTTCTCAAGCATCGACAGCACTGGAGCAGGAATAAACTCGCCACCGCTGCCAGACTGAGAGTCGAAGGCACGACGGACAGCGCTCGGAGCCTGCTCCATCACGTGGTGGACATAGGACAGAGCCTTCTTGTGAGGGCGACCGAGCGCGGCAGTGGCGATCGTGTAGTCTTCGCAGGCCTTCTGGAATTCTTCCTGCCAGTCATTCCGCGCGGTGTCATCGAGGAGACCCGGCAGGTATACGCCGTGCTCGTTCTCCTTACCGACTGTGCGGATGCCCTTGGCGGTGATGTAGCGGCCTAGCTCGCTGTCACCCTTGGCAGGTGCGGCAAGGGAAGCGCGGGCCTCTTGGAGGCTCTTCTGCGCGGCCTTGAGGTCGGTCGTCATCGCGTCCATATTGGCGCGCAGCTTGCCGTTCTCATCGCGAAGTTCCTTCGCGGCCTTGTGTACGTCGTGGATCGCTTTCCGTGCCCCGTCGGGGGTGGACAGATCCGGTGTATTGTCTAGAAAGTCCATAGCTGAGTGTCCTTGTGGGCTACGGTTGCGGGTTGCCTCAGTCACTATGACCGAAGACGGTAGAGATCGGGTCAGGCCCGAAGAGGTTAGAGAGCGCGTCGGCGGCGTCCTTGATGACGGGCGCGGCGGGCTCGGACAAGATCCAAGCCTCGATGCAGGCCTTGACCTCTGGGTCGGCCATCGCCTCAGCTGCGCGCTCTTCTGCGGTGCGCTTGATCGGCTCCATCTCTTCGAGGGCGCGACGAATGGCGAGCGCTTGTGGGTTAGCTGGTATAGGCACAACGCTGGTTTCTAATAGCTCAGAGTTCCGATAGAGGTAGCCCTCCTCTCCATAGCGGGGATCATCCTTCGGAAGCGATGAGCGGCGCACAGACTCACCGGGGGCGAAGCCTACCGACACGGCGTTAAGGAAGCCTCGACGCATCTGGCTGGCCACAGTGCGCCCGAGCGGGTTCTCTGGGCTCTCGTCAAACTCGATGTCCATCATCAGGACGCCGTCAGCGTCTACCGTCACAGATGTGGCGCGGCCTACGGGCGGGATGTCGTACCGGTGAGCCCACTGAATGACAGGGTTTGACGCGAAGCGCTGGAGGTCCCATGGTGCCTCGACGATGTCTCCCATGCGGTCCACTGTGGGAGCGCTGGCGATGACTGTGATCTGTCCGTTCTCGGCTTCTCTAGCTTCGATGCGGTACTCTCTGACGATAGGATCAGCCATCTGCGTCCTCTGGGTAGAATGTGTCTATGCGGTCTGCGTCGCCCTCTGGAAGCCTGAAGGGCTCGCGCTCGCTGCTGAGCGCCTCCGCGTCTTCCTTATCGATGAACGGGATCAGGTTACACCGGCAGTTGATATCCTCGCTCGCGCTCCCGAACTGACCCGGGCCGACAGGGCTACCCCCGCTTGAGCTGAAGGCCTCGCCCTCTGGGACAAATACTCCATCAAGCTCCCTGTGGGCCTCTCTGACTTCGCTGTCGCCAGCTGTGATCCACATCACCTGAACGGGGACGCCTTCATCGGCTGCGCTTGCGAATGCTGCGAGGGCGCCTGCGTTCGTGTTCCGTGTCGCCTCAGTGCGCGCGATCATGAGAGCCCGCGCGGCGTCAAATGCTTTCGAGTCCATCAGCCTGCGCTGGACCTGTGCTGTCGTCTGACCTTCGGCCAGCCCTTCGATTATGATCTTCCGTATGGCTCGCTCTGTCGTCTCGCTGACGTCTGTAACCATCTGGCCCGTCGCGGCTGCGATGGCGCCGTCGAGGCGGATAGGGTCGAAGACTCGATCGCCTGCGTCCATCTGGCGGATAGCCAGCTGATAGGACTGCTCCAGCAGCGAGGAGAAGATCGGCAGCACCAATTGCCTTAGCGCTGCCTTCTCCTTCTCAGATGCGAGGATCTGCGTCAGCTCTTGCTCGGTGGGCGGCGCCTTCGTGATGCCCTTCTGGTTGTAGAATCGGCGCAGCCTTGACGCGTAGCGCTTGCTCTGCTTCGTGAAGAAGCCCCGCATCAGGATATTGATCTTGCGCTCTGCCGGCTCGTGTAGCCGCTCGATGTAGCCCTTCCAGACCTCGACGCGCTCCTCTCTCGTCTGCGGGATGATGTATTCTCTCCGCTTGTCTTCGTCCTCGTCGTCGTCGTCATACCAGGACGCAAAGACAGAGCGCGCCTCTTCAGGTTGGAGCGCTGGCTCTGGTGCGGGCGCTGGCTCTGCGACCTGCTTTTCTACGGTGCCGAATAGCCCGCGCAGGTTCTCGGCCTCTGCCTCGTCTGCCTCTGGCTCCGGCTGCCCATCCATGCTGTCAAGCTCGTCGGCAAACTCCTGCTCTGGTAGCTCCTCGAAGCCCTCGAAGGCTGCAGCGTCTGCGAGCGATAGCCCCATGTCATACCACTGACGCACGCGGAGCACACGGTCTGAGCGGCTCTCCTGCAGTGCCTCGACGGCTGAGAAGTCATGGACGACCCTCACCGATTCGGAACCTGGGAACATCTGAGCCAATCTCGTCAACTCCACATCAATGAAGGCCGCCCGAGACTGTAGCGTCTGCCAGTACACCCTGGCCTGCTCTCGTGCTGTGGCATAATTGGCCGTCGGGAGCCCGACCCGTGTAGGTGGCACGCTGAAGACTGCAAGAGTAGCAGAGCGCGTCATCTCGCGCTGTTGGCTGAACTCAAGGTCTCGCGGCGTCATCTGGAGCGAGTCGAACTTGGCAGGGCCTCCAAGGATGAGGAGCCCGCTCTGTCCGCTCATCTGCCGTTCGTAGCCCTTGCGGATGCGTGAGATCTGCTCCTTACCCCAGACGGCGTCGGGCTCGCTTGGGCTGATGATGCCGCTTGGGCGGCCTGTCTTGGCTGTCTGCTCTGCGCTCTTGATGCTGGCCAGCTCTGTCCGCAGGTCGTGGTCCAGAGGCCGCACAGCGCCTGTCCCGTAGAGGTTGCTGGGGTCATCCTCCCACGATGGAGATCGCAGGTGAAGCACCTCCTCGAAGGTGTACTCTCGCGTCTTGCCGCTGCTGTCGTAGAGGTACTGCCCTGGCTGACCATCTGCCCACGGCTTGACGGTGACACGCTGCGGGATCATTCGAAGCAGTGCGACTGGCTCGCGCTCTCCTGCGATCAAGGCGTAGGCGTCACCGGTCAGGATGTAGTCTGTGATGAGCTGCTTTCGGAAGAGCTGAGCAGAGACGCGGGTAGAAGGTTGGGCGAGGAGGTCCAGCACTGGGTGACTATCGAGTCTCTCCGCATCGGCCCCCGTCCCACGGACAGCCATTAAAGGGAGCCCAGCCAGATCTGAGCTAATGGCATCGACGCAGGAATAGACCCAAGGAAAGGCCGCGTATGCAGAGAGCGCGTCCCCCTTCGGGTAGCCGGGGTGCGCGGGCTGGCTCGCTGCAAAGTCAGCGCCAGCCTCAAAGGCCACCTCACCAGACGGCAAGAGTCCCACCCCACGGAGCAGCCGGGTGAACCAAGACGGTCTAACTGTGAGGTACTCCTCGCCCATGCGGGGACCGTATCAGAATCGGCACGATCTGTCGCGTATATTTCTCTATACGCCAATTGCGAAACCCTCCCGGGTGAGGGGAGGTCTTCATTCCTGCTCCTCTTCGTCGCCGGGATAGCGCTCGAGGTATTTGACAAACCGTCCAGTCTTTATATTGAACACGATCCGACGGTCCTCTTCAAAGCAGTACCGCACTCCGTATTTCGGCTTGATGGTGGCAATGACCCGCACATGTTGGATCTGCCCATTGGCCAGCTTGATCATTGCGCCTCTGCCGGTCGGAAACCGCACTTCTACAATCTCGATCTCTTCAAAGTGCGGGCTCACCTTGTCTCTACACATCTGGCGGGCTACTCTGATCGCCTCGCCCTTGTTGGAGTAGTAACTTTTGATCCAGACACTCTCTCCAACGTCGTCCTCGCCGTCAAAGGTCATAAGTCTATAGGCTTTCATGTCGTCGCTCCTTGCGGGGGCTTGCGCCCCCTGTGGTGGTTATCGGTTGGCCAGAATGGCGCGCCGTTATCTTATGCCGCCTCGACCATATGGAGTCTATACCGCTTGCTCCGTCGCAACCCGGAGACGATCTGACTGGCAGAGAGCCGGGTGTAGCCAGTTCCGAGCCACTGATTCCCGCGCCGCGTCCATGCCTTCTCTTGTCCGTCCTTGTCCATTACTCGCACCGTGGTCCCGTCCACGGCGGCTTCCATCGACTCGGCCAGACGCGACACCCACTCATCGCCGCACTTTGTCCAGCGAGAGACGCAGACCGCCACCTTGCCGTCTTTTGTTTCTGCGTAGATCGAGCTTGTGCCGTGATTACCCAGGATGCCAACGATGGCGTTTGAGGTGTACCCTTCCCACCGCGTCCCGTGTTTGGTCACGATCTCGATCTTGCGCACAGCCTCTCCCCACTGGATCTCCATTCCGGTAAGGGGACAACGGGAGGCAAACTTTGCATTTCCGTAGCCGTGTCCGCAGCCAATAACGGCCAAGGTTCCGTTGTACTTGGCGATCATGTGAAGTGCTGCTGCTTGAGTGTCGCTGAAGGTCATAGTCGCTCCCTGGGGGGGGCTGGGTTTGTTTCCCCCTCCGTGTCTAAACCTTAACATGGTCACACCTTATTAGGGCAACAAGATTATCCAGTTTTTTTCCTATTCGCTGCACTGCACTCGATTATAAATGCAATCACCTGCGATCAATTTAGCCCATCTCGATGGCGCACAGCTGCAATTTTCTGGCGCCAAATTCCAATCGAGCTGCGTCAGAAACAATAAACGCAACCCGGTTGCATTTAGAAATCACCCGGCCTCGAACGTGGCGCGGTTGAGATGGTGCAGCAGATAGCGCAGGGCGTCCATGCAGTGATCGTCCCTCTTGAGAGGTCGCTCTGGTTGATCTGTCTTGCTGCGGCGCGTGTCCCACACGTAGCCCTCGATCTCTCTGATGACGTTGACGCAGTTGGAGTGCACGACGAGGTGAGGCCTACCCTCTGCGTCCAGTGCCAGCCTCTCAGCGACTGAGCTGATGCCGGCTCTAATCTCCTTCTTCGCCTTGACTGTCGGCATGTCGTGGTCTCTCGCCATCGAGATACGCGAGCCCCTGTCCTCTGGGTCTGCCACGATGACAGCCGGCTCTCCGTACTCGGAGAACATCTCCCTGAATGCTTTCACGTGTCTTGATAGCGTCCACTCTGCCTGATAGTGCTCGGCGATAATGTGCACCACGTCATCAGCAGGATCGACCGCCGCAAGCAGGAGACACGCAGGATTACGGGTTCCGTAATCGAGCCCTGATAGCCGTGTCCAGTCCTCTGGTACCTCGAAGGGCTCGACAACGTGAAGCTCTCTGCTCCAGTCCTGATAGACGCGGCCTTCCAGCTGAGTGAACTCACCACGGGCGCGTGCTGCTCTCTCGTGGCTACCATAGCTCGCCAAGATGCCCTCAAGCTCGTCGCGTGGAATGTAGGGATTATCTGCGCCGTGGATCCACTTGCACAGGCTTCCGGGCTCTGGGTCCTTGACGAAGCGATCCCAAATCCACGTCAGCCCTCGAAGGGGCGTCATCGTAATGTAGGCAAAACCACGCCTATCCACGAGACGCATGCGGGCCTCGTTATAGACTGCCTCATCCTCCGGATCTTCATCGAACCACGCCGCATCCCATGCGTCAGCCTGGAAACTTCGAGCCCCCTGGTCGACCGTCTTGAAGAGCACCACGCCCCCGTTCGGCAGCTGTGCGACTGCCTCGCCTGCTCCGTGTCTGTTCTTCCAGTAGGTGCCGACTGGGAGGAACTGCTCGACCTTGGGACGCTGTACCCTGATCGATTCGTTCGACGTCAGCGAGATGCAGCACACCCGGCCCGGCCTCTTGTAGATCGCATCCTCTGGTATGCCGTTGTCCTTCATCCACTTAGCCACGCCAGGATTCCCACGCCCCAGAGCTATGGCCGCCGCTATCATCGCTCCCGCTTCCGACTTGCCTGAGCGGTTTCCGCCCACGAGTAGGCCCACCTTGACCCGCCGCTCCATCAGAGCCTGTACCGAGCGCCTCTGTGATGTGCGGGGGCTCGGCCTGTCCCAGAGTGCACGAAAGGCGAGCGGATATAGGTCTAGAAGCCGCTGGAGCTTGATTGCGGCTTCATACCCCTCGGCTATCAGCTCGGAGCGCTCAGGAGCCATCCTCGCCCGCTTTGCCTGCCTTGAGTGCCTCGGCCACCTCTGCGACCTTTGCGATTAAGTCCTCGGCACCTTCGAGGCTGTCATCAGACGCGCCGACTTTGACCTCTTGCCTCTGGCTGTACCCGTAGCGCCTCTCCATAATCCAGCCCGCAGCCTGCCACTGACCGCCCTCCGCGGCCTTCTGGATTCGCCCCATACACTGAGCCGCGCACAGACCTTCTGCCGCCTTTACCGCTGCCGAAAAATCCGAATAGATGCCCTCTACCTCGTTCTTCCCTTTCTGCATCCAGAGGCTGAACGTGGACATCGAGACACCAGCATAGGACGCGGCGAGCTTGTAGGTCAGACCCAGCCGCAGTCCA